CGCCCTACACACTCGTCCCTCTTGGACCGGAGTCAAACCTAAGACTCCGAGGGCCTCCACTACTTCTGGTCCCTGCGACCAGGCTGGTTGTCCGGCTTTCGAGTCGGCCAAGACCGCCCGAACGGACACGGTTGGTACCCAACGGCACCGACCTACCGTAACAAGCTCCTCTGCGAAAACGCCGACCGAGCCACGGCATAGCAAGTCCTTTCCAGGACTGCCGACCGCCCCCGTCTCCAAGCGTGCATTACAGTATCGCCTGTAAGTAGCGTAAGTGTGACATCCAATATAGTCGTCTCCACAAACAGCAAACCATCCATCTGATCCGCTTCGATGATGAAGCCATGCAGAATACATGGAAAGCAAAGGCCAACTAACGGGGGAACCCATCAGAATTCCCCTGGAAGTAACCTGAGTCTGGCTCCCGCAATGCGAGGTCATCTCATGTGGTCCGACGGCCCTAAGAAACATCGATTTCCAAAAAGGAGACCAAGTTTCTGTGAGGCCTTGGACGCCTGCTGCCATCAAATCTTGTGGAAAGTAATCAGTGGCTGACTTTAAATCAGCTGAGAAGACAAGACTCCCCCTTACACCCAACGTCCAATCGAGCTTTTCAGCCGGACGGCCATGGAGTGCACTAACTACCTGAGGCATCCTTTCTAAACTCAGAAGGAGTCCAGAATTGATAACCCCGAGAAGGTACCTAAACGGTGCTTCAAGTGGAGTTGCCACTCTACACTTGAATCCCCTCTCTACCACTGCAACTTGTCTACATTTCGGTAGACAGGTGAAGTCAATTTGCTCTCTACAAGCTAGAGCAGCAAAGAGGACTTCACGCTGAACTTCCCAGTCTTCAAAAGACATTTCGGAGGCCTTGTCATAAGGAAAGAGGACTTCGTCCAGGCGTACACGGGGTAACATCCCGGACCGCTTTCCCTCCGACCCCCCTGCTAAACGAAAAGTCTCACGACCGCTTTGACCAAAGACCGGATAGCAATCCGGTATTACGTCTTTAGCCAAGGAAATGAGCTGAGGTATATCTAGAAAGGATATTAACCTTGCGCGGAATGAATCGGTAATTTCCTTCAGATCCGCGAGAGCACCACCATGTGTCTTCGACTTGCTAAACGAAGACGATGGCTTGATCCCCCCCAACTTACCTACAAATTTCCCTCCAAATCGGGACTTGCAAAATAAGCGGAAAGACTCTCGCAGTTCTTCCGGCGTCTCGTGCACTTGAGAAGCGAGCTTCCAGTGAGCATCGAGGGAATCCGAAATCACAGCGCTGTCGGCTTCACGCAAAGACCGTGAGGTCCGAGAGACCTGATGCAAGGCCCTCCTCTTCTCAATCGGACTTTTATTGGGTCCGTATGGGAAACGTGGAAATCCCTTCCATCGTTCCCATACCCCCTCCAACGCGTTAGCGCGACATAGGGTGAAATACTCTTTTGCGGTCCGCGTCCGGGTACCCGCGCTAGATGACTTCGTCATACAGTAATGGTACAACTTAATCCCCCAATCGGCAAGCCGATCAGAATACTTCGTTTTACGTTCTCCTAACGTGAAGATGCACATAAGTGCTTCTAAACCGTTTATTAAATCCGGCATTTCGGATTTAATTAGCAACCTACCCCACCGACGACGGGAGGTCATACCCCTCCGCGCTGCAAAGCACGGCGTCGGCCTTCGAAGGCGTCCCTCCGGAACCTTGTTCTGTGTATAATACTCAGAAATCCTGGTTATCTAGGAAAGTAAGAGGATTAGCCT